ATTTTTTTATTATTTTATTATATACATTGTAATTAGTTACATAGTAATTAATTATTTTTTATTAATAAAAAATAATAGTAATTACATTGTAATAAGTGAATTACTAATTATAAAAATAAATTTAAAAAAAAATTATAATAATTAAAAATAATTTTATAAATTTGTTTTATGTTAACTAAAGAAATATTAGAGGGTCGTCTCAAGGAGATGAAACTAGACAAGCAAAAATTAGCTAACAAGGTTGATGTTACATTAATGACAATGTATAATAAATTCAACAATCCTGATAGCTTTAAAATATCAGAATTAAAGAAACTTGCAAAGGTGGGATTTATAAGAAATTTAAGAATTGATTTATGATGGAAGACGTACAAAAAAGTATAATTAGACAGAGTTCAATCAAGGCTTCAATTGATTATTTTAAAATCAAATCAGAGCAAGGACATAATGATGTTACCGTTGATGACGTAATAGATGTAGCAAGTGAGATTGCTTACTATTGTGCAACTGGTAAGAAGTATAATAATAATAATAATAAACTTTTAAAATAATGAAAAACAACAAATTGTATTTAGGTAGTGGATGGACAAAGACTGGAAAATATGGAGACTTTTATAATCTACAAATTGATTTAAATAAACTTGCAGAGAATCCTAATTGTATTCAGAAAGTAGGTGATAGAAAATTTTTAAATCTAACTATGGGTAAACTTCAAAAGCCTTTAAAGGCAGGACAAGATTTATATGTAGCATGGAATGATTTTACTCCTGCTAAAACGGTAGAAGAAAAACAAGGCAACGATATGCCTTTTTAAATAATTATCGTATTTTTTTATAGTTTGGTAAGTGCCTAAGATTAATAGGATGTTTGGAAGCACCTTAGTCAAAGGCACTTTTTTTTTATATTAGTATATGATTGAATTTGTAAAACACTTTCTTGGATTTTGTGGTGAGCATTGGCATCCTAATATATGGACAATATTATACACCTCTCCTTTAATTATCTATAGTATATACTACCTTAGATATACTTTTAAAAGGTATTTAAAAAAAATTATATAAAATATTTTTTAATATCGGATTAAATTATTAACTTTATTTATAATTAAAAATGAAAAACATGAAATTAATACAAAAAAATAAAAGAACATTACAACTTAAAGAAGGTAATAAAATTATATTTAATATACACATAAGTGACTATGAAGGTCAAGAAAAATTATATTATAGTTATACAAAAGGTGGGGTTGGGATAGTTGCAGATTGTAAAAATTTAGATGAATGTATTGATGAAACATTTAAAAGAATAGATATGATGAATACAGAATTTAAGAAAAAATTAATTACAGTTTAATTTTTTATGAAAAAAATAAAAGATAGTAACGAGGAATATCATTCACATAATAGTATTTCTGCTAGTGGATTAAAAACGATATACAAGAAGTCTGTAAATCATTATTTTAATAGTGGATTTAAAATGACAGATGCAATGAACTTTGGTAGTGCAGTTCATTCTGCAATTCTTGAGGGTGGTCATGACATTGCCGTACTGCCTGAACTTAATCTCAGAACTAAAGAAGGTAAAAAGATAAAGCAAGATTTCATTAACGACAACAAAGGAAAAATTGTTATTAAACAAGAGGAAGAGGAAGCTATAAATAAAATAAAAAGAAATTTCAATAATCATAGTTTGGCTAAAAAGTTGGTTCAACGATTGACTGAAACAGAAGTTTCATACTATGGTAATATAGATAATGTAGATGTAAGAGTAAGACCTGATGGCATAAAAGAAAACGATTATATTATAGATATAAAAACCTCTATGGATGCTAGTCCTAGATTTTTTAAAAGTTCTATATATAACTTTGCATATCATCTTCAAGCGTGCTTCTATAGTGAAGCACTTGGATATGACCCTGCTAAATTTAGATTTATAACTATTGAAAACAAATATCCTTATACCGTAGAAGTTTTTGCTATGAGTGAAGACATGATTGAGTATGGTAGAAACGCTTGGAGAATAGCATTTGATGTTTGGAAAGAATATTTAGAGACCGATAATATGAGAGGTTTCTACTGGGAACAATTTAATAAAGACGGAAGTTTAGTATTATGAAACATAATACATATATAAGGATAAGTAAAAAAATTTTAAATACAAGAAAAAAAATATATAAAAAACATATACAAAAAGCTATAGATAAGTTTGGTGAAAAATTTGATTATACAGAAATTGATTTTACAAAAAAAATAGAAGAAAAGCATAATATAATATGTCCTATACATGGCACTACAACACAAACTATTTTGAATCACATAAAAGGCACAATGGGATGTAAAAAGTGTACAAATGAAAAAAAAAAAATATAATCAACTTACAACAGAGGATTTTATAAAAAGAGCTAAAGAAAAATATGGAAATAAATTTAATTTAGATAATGTACATTATACAAATAGTCACAATAAAGTTAAAATTATATGTCCTATACATGGTGAATTTGATACACAACCAACTGTTTTTTTAAGTTCAAAAATTAAAAATGGATGTAATAAATGTGGCAACATAAAAATTGGAAAAAATTTAAGTAAAGGTTTAAATCAATTTATAATTGAAGCAAACAAAAGATATAATAATAAATTTAATTATTCTTTAATTAAAAATTATAAAAATATAAATCAAAAATCTGAAATTATATGTTCTATACATGGTGTTTTTTCACAAAGACTTCAAGACCATTTACGTGCAAAATATGGATGTCCAAAATGTTATATGGATAAAAAAGGTAAAAGCAGAAAAAAATATAATACAAATTCATTTATAAAAGAATCAAAAAAAATATGGGGAGATAAAATAAATTACGAAAAAACAAAATATATAAATAGTTGGAACAAATCAATATTTCTATGTACAAAACATAATTTAGAATATGAACAATTTCCTGCAAACCATATTAAAGGAATGAATGGGTGTTATAAATGTGTTAAAGAGAATGGTAAAGGTGGTGTTTTCTTACAAAATAAACCTGCTTTTTTTTATACTTTGAAACTTTATAATTTTGAAAAAATTATCAACAATCAAATTGAAATAGATTTTGATACAATAGGAATAAAAATAGGTGTTACTCATAATTTAAAAGAAAGACTACAAAGAATTAAAAGAAAAACAAAAGGTGATTTAAAATTATTGTTTTTATATGAAGGATTAGATTTAGATGTATATAATATTGAGAAAAAATTAAGAAAAAAATTTTTTAATAATATTTCACGAGTTAATGTAGATTATTATATTGATAAAAAATTAATGAAAGATGGGTTTTCAGAAACAATAAAATATTCTAAAAAAAATGAAAACACAATATTAAATTATTGTGATAATGAAGAAAGAATCAATAAAATAAACATAAAAAAATTAGTATGACAATATCAGATGATTTAAGCCAACACGAAAAACGTGAACTGTATGGTACATATCAAACCAATAAAGTGACACGAGCAAAGATTGATGCACTTATGCACAAATGCCAAATTATAGAATGTAATCTAGGAATAGATAGTACACATGAAGAAAGAGCGAAAGCCAAACAAGAGCAATTAATTCTCTTGAGTAAGATTAAAGAACTTGACCCTTTAAAATATGACATACTAAAAAAAGTAATATGACACAAAAAGAATTTGACAAATTAGTAAAACAATTAAATGATTATTCATTAGATATAATGGCAAATAAAAGACCTGAATATACTAACGAAAATGAAGACGTATTAAATAATTTTAAGACTACCGCAGAAAGACTTGAAACTTCTGAACTAAAAGTGTGGGGTACGTTTTTTGAAAAACAGATACAAAGCATTTTTGCACATTTAAAAAATGCTAATTTAAAAAAGAGTGAACCAATACATAGTAGATTTTCAGACATAATAAATTACTGTTATCTAGGTTATGCGTTATTTACAGAAAGAGATGATAAAAAAAAGAATAATTAAAATTGTTGCAATTATCCTAGTGGGTGTGTTATCTTTATTCTATGTCAGGAATGAAATCACGAAGAAAGGGACACGATTACGAAAGAGCGATACGGAAAGAGTTTAGGAATTTAGGTTGGAAGTATTGTGAAACTTCTCGTTATGCTAGCAAAGCAATAGATGATGCTAAAATTGATTTAGTGGGTACAGACCCATTTGCAATACAATGCAAGGCTACTATTAACAATCCTAGTTATCATAAGATTCTTGACCAAATGAGACCCAACAAACCATTATATAAATTAATATACCACAAACGTCAAGGTGGTAGAGAGTACGTTATCATGGAAAAAAACGACTGGCTAGAGATTCTAGAGATGCTAGTTGAAAATAATATCTTAAAAAATTATTAAAAATAATTTTAATTATTCTTTGTATTTATTAAAAAATTTTTTAAATTTGATTATTATTAATTAAAAAAAATAAATGAAAGAGTATAGCAACTTTATGAATCAAAAAAAAGATTTAGAAGTAATGAAAGAAACTTGCAATCAATACATAGAATGGTCAACAAGTGAGTTTGAAGCTGATATGTGGGATGCAGTAGAAAATAAAATAAACAATTTAATTAAGTATTATGA